ATGGGAACCACGGAGGGGCTGGCTGCGGCTGGCCCTGTCATTGCTGTTACCTTCGCCTTCTTCACCGCCACCACCTACTTTGCGTACCTTGTTAGTCAGTGGCTCGCCATTGACGCCAAACGGTCACGCTATGTTAGCGATATGCTTGGTGAGAAAGACGTTGTTGACCTCGGCCGTCGGACGAGACGCAACCGAGATCCTTACGTACAGGATCTCGTGTTTGCGATTAAGTCTGAACTCGGCACCCCAACCAAGTCCTCATCTATGGATAGGTTGATTAGGGACAAAACCCTTCGAATGTTGGCCGCTCGCGATAGCTTACGTAATCGTGATCGTCACACAATCGTCGCAAAGGTGCTGACCCTCGTCTACCTGGAGACAGATGTGGATATGGAGGAGAACGCGATCGCAAAGTGCACGGAGGCCAAGCGCCGTGCGCGTGGGTCGCGATTTTAGGGGTGCTTGTTAAGGGTGAGTGCGGTGTCAGGTCGTTCGACCCTGACACATCCAGACCTCCACACCACCCGTACACAGGCGGAGGTCATTCCCAGAGTGGCACTTAAGTTGTTAGGTGCGTCCCCCACTTCCACTCTTGGGTTGTTTGCAGGGGATATCGACACGTTGGAGCGCGCTCTGTTGGAGCGCATGTACTACTGTAAGGTTGGGGATGGTTTCGAAGCCCCACCTAGTGTTGATTCGGTGATTGTGGAGCAGCGACTGGGAGAGTTCGCTCGTGAGGTCGTAAAGAGGATGCCAGATTACGCCCCGTGTTCGTACGAGGAATTCGTACATATGTACAAGGGCCCTAAACTAGCATCGTATTTGCGAGCTCTCGAGTCTCTCTCCCAGGAGCCGCTCTGCAGGCAGGACGCCACCTCAAAGTGCTTTGTTAAGCGCGAGAAGTGCAACGTTCTTAAAGCGCCACGAGTCATCCAACCTCGGTCACCTAGGTATAACATTTCCCTCGGTAGGTTTTTGAAACCTATCGAGCACCAGGTCTATGAGTCCATACGCAGGGTCGCGGGCGTCAAGCGTCGCGTCGTTGCAAAGGGGCTCAACCTGGATGCCATTGGGAAATTGATATACCACAAGTGGCAAGGGTTTGCTGACCCAGTTGCAGTTGGTATGGACGCCACTAAGTTTGACATGCATGTTGGGCCGGTCATGTTGGGTTGGGAGCACGCGATTTATCGTCGTTTGTTCCCGAACCACCTGGCCGAGCTTAACCCATTGTTGGACTGGCAGATGTATAACCGCGGCGTGGGTTACGCTCCGGATGGCAAACTCAAGTATTCGGTTGTTGGCAAGAGGTTTAGCGGCGATATGAACACAGCGATGGGCAACTGCCTTATTATGTGTTCAATGGTCGTTGCCTATTGCAAGCAGAAGGGTATTAAGTTTGACCTTGTTAATAATGGAGATGACTGTGTGGTGTTTATGGAACGGGAGGATGAAGCCCACTTTCGAGTGGGCCTTGAAGAGTGGTTTTTGCAACTAGGCTTTCGCATGGTTGCCGAGGCCACTGTTGACATCCTTGAGCAGGTGGAGTTCTGTCAGATGCATCCTGTTCTCATTGGCGATCGCTACCGGATGGTTCGGAATCCGGGAGTGGCCATTGAGAAGGATTCGTTTTGTGTGCGTACGTTGAACCACGACGACTCTTTTGCGGAGTGGGCGTCGGGCGTTGCAGAGGGTGGGTTTGCCATTGCTGATGGTGTTCCTGTTCTTCGCGCGTTCTATTCCTACCTCCACGGTGGGGTCAAGGTTAGAAGCCACATGTTAGACGATACAGGTATGCGTCGTATGGCACGGGGGATGATGGACAAGAACCGGGATGTTTCCGAGGATTCAAGGTGGTCGTTTTACCTTGCCTTCGGAATTGATCCACATGCACAGGTCGCTCTTGAGGAGTGGTTCCACACGCACACGTGGACTACCGACCTCATCGATGAGTTTGCAAGTGGACTCCCGGGTGATAAAAATCTATTATATCCCAAACCATACCAGCGAATCAATGACAAAGCAATCAAAGAAAATGGCCGTGAGGCCTCCACTTAATGGAACTGTTGTTCCCCGCGCAAAGTCCAATGTTGTGCAATACAAGAATGTTGGCGCTCGTGCCGTTGTAGACCCCGTCTGCAACGACGTCTCTAGTTCCAGGGCACCGGCTACTATCTCCACTTCCGCTGGAGGTACTGCCGGTGGACGGTTCGCATGCGGTTCGCAGAAGCTCAGTGGTGTTAACACCGCTGGCGCTGCAATCCAATTGCAGGCCGCTCATTTGCCTTGGTTAACCTCTGCTTCCTCTAATTTTTCCATGTATCGTATTTCGAAAGCGTCTCTCATAATTGTTGGTGTTTCTGGGACCACGTCCCAGGGCAGCATCTCAATTATGTCATCTCCCGATTTCGTCGATACTGATCTTGCGGCTCCCACAGTCGGTGATCTCATTGTTGGTGGTTCTCAAGTGTCGCTATCGTCACTTTCGAATGCCAACAAGAAGATTCCCCTGCGCATAGATTCTTCATGGAAGAAGGTGAGTATACAGACTAGTTACCTTAGTGGTACCACCATCGTGAATAACGCCTCCGTTGATGATCTCATCTTCACCGGGTTTGCTTATTCAGTCGTTGGTGGGCCCGCGTCGACGAACGTTGTCCAATTTTACGTAGAGTATGACGTTGAGTTTAAAGGGGTTATTTCAGGATTCCAGAATGCTTAGTCGGTACATGTTTGAATTTGTTTGTTTCTTTTAAAAATCCCTTGGCTAGCCTGCCATTGCTCAACATTGCACAGGATCTGTGCATAGGGGCCAAAAACATTACACCTGCAGCGCTCCACGTCGATGCAGTCGAAACCTACCACAGAGTGGTAGATAACCAGAGGCCGGGATGCGAATCCTGGGGGCACACCTCGTGGGTTGTGGGTCTATTAACTTATGG